AAATTATTAATTTTTAATTAATTATTTCTTTATAATTTTCTTGACTTAGAATGACCCTACTGGATAGTAGGGCAACATTTTATAGGTTCAAGTAAACTTATCAAGGTAAAACAACACGTGTTGGACAGCACGTAACGTGAAACCGGGTACGAAATATGACATTACTAATTATGATGCATATTAGTATTTTCTACCAAACCTTTCAATTTCCGGACACTGTAAAGTGTTATCGGAATGCGAAACATCGAGTGGAACAACATTCGACATGGATACGTGTCTGAGGACATAATTTTGGGTTAAGTAGCTCTCTCCTGGGGAGCTCGGTGGCGACACTAGACCTGATCGTATAACCATGGCGAATGCCATGAGATGTATCGCATTTCGATATATCTGCACCGTGAATTCGGTTTCGTATAGCTCGTACATAGATCGGCACTTCTTCGTGCAATAATGGACTCTAGTCCTGTCGGCTGGTGCTTTACACCCCCTAAGAGATCTTAATACGTGTATCCTATTGTGTTTGTCTCACAATAGCCCTAGCAAGGCACCCGCAAGGGTGGTAATCTTCAAATTGGCAATCCCTGAGGAGGAGCCGAAAGGCGAAAGTGAAAGGACTCCCTGACTGATGGAAAGACATCATTGTTTTAAAGTTTTATGGTGACAATTACAATGATATTCGAAATTTTCGCAGTAGCAACTTATTTCCTATACATCACGACAGCCGCAACTGTAGCAGCAGCATGCTGGTACGCGTGGCCCAACTGGAGAAGAAGAGTGCCTCTTTTATGGCACAATGTTCGGAAATTCGCCATTCTGAACAATACTGTTGGCGCTGGAATCCCAACCAATCAATGGGTGGGACTTCTAGACGATTACGTTCGTAATCACAAACGTGTGTACATCTTCGATGGACTCACGGTACTGACTTCATGGTTTACGACTTTGCTCAATGTCAATACACTGGCAGCTATTGCGGAATTGAAAGATCCCGTCGGAAAGGCTCGCGCCATACGATCGGGGATTCATGGCTTAGCGGCTAGTTGTGTGACAACTCTCATGGTTACGACTCGCTTTCTCGGACTTGGAATGGTTTCCTTTGAAAAGGAAATCTTGGACGCGCTAACTAATCAGGTTAATTTAAATATGGGACCACCACCCCCGTATTCACCGCGTGCAGGCACGGTGACTGAATCTGATGTGATAGCTGGGTTTATCACCACCATGGTGGCCGGTTTAGCAGCCGGTTATCATAGTAGGAAAACTTGGGTGGAGGTTATGGGTCACGTTTTCCAAAACTGGGGAAAGACCGCCAATTCTTCAAAGTCTCTTATGGAGACCTTGAGAGGAATTTGGTCCGAAGTCAATCCAGATGACGTAGCTCTAACGTCATTCAACTCACTTAGAGCATCCGCAGACCGGCTTACTGAGATCTTTGCCTTGCCAAACGACGCATTTGTTAAACCACCTATTCAGGCGGAAATCAAACACCTCATTGATGTGTTTGAAACCCGACTGATCAAGGCCGTTGATACTAAGGATGACGCTATTAAGCAAATCATTCTTAGGCATAACGGAACATATGCGAAGATCATGTCAAGACAAGATCAGCTTAACGCTGTAATTCAGTACGCCGCACAGGCACGACGAAAACCCGTGATGTACAACCTCACGGGCCCGTATGGACACGGCAAATCTTTCCTGATCGAGAAGATGTATGACGACTTATCACGATGGATGATGGCAGAGGGTCATTTGAAAACCCCAATGAGACGCATGATTGGTACAAGTTCAGCGGATGATTATCTTCCTCCGATGAGCGACCAAGAATGGTATCAGGTTGACGAATACCTCCTCTCATCAGAGGACAAATGGATAGGCGTTATAAATCAAGTGGTCTCGGACAATCCTACAATGGTATCTTCGGCTTTTGTGAAATTTACAGTTCCACGGCCTCACTTCTTGTTGACAACGTCTAATGTGACGTTGCCCTTCAAGCCGCCAACGAACTCTAAGAACTTCATGAGAGATGGAGTGCTAGATGCATGGAATTCCCGTCATAAATTCGTTGAATTCGTTCAACCTGATTATGACGAGAATGTTGACAGAGACAGACAGGTAAGGGCTGCCGCACCGAAGCTCACGTACAAGAAGTTTGTCGGAAAGTGTAAATGGGTAGATGAACCCATCACCTATGACGAACTTATTGAACGTATGAAGGATGATTGGAAACTGTACGAACAGAAACGCATAGCTGCTGAAGCGAAAGCTGATGCGCTACTGGCCGCGATTCCTGAAACTACAGCTGAAGATGGCGACGCTAATCTAGGAAATCCCAGGGTACTGGGTTTGTACGGTAATCCAGGATCTGGTAAGACATATCTCCTTAATAACGAGATAATTCCAGTCCTGAAAAATGTGCGCAAAATCAAGCACTACCGATCCGTTCCGGATACTCCTGACTTGAGCTATACATGTCATATTTTTGACGATGTTGTGGCTCTTCGAAGGGAATACAAACAGTACAAGGATTTCTTTGATCAGTGCCGTTCTACGGACTTGATCATTCTGGTTGACAATTGGATGCCGACAAGACGTTTGAGACTAAGAAACCCACTTATGTGGTGGTCATCTTTGTTCTTCAACGACTTTTGGAAATGGTGGGACACCCGTTTCACCTTCACCCGATTAGATGTATCAGAATTGCCTCACGAATCACTCGGACGACGACTTGGAATCTCAACTACCCACCTATATCGTGGGAAGAAAATCTCACCGGCAGTTGCCGGCATCGATGCGTTGGAAATCAGAGCAGATTGTATCATACCGATCAATGAAGAGATCCTTATGGCTTATCCAGCCTCATACGTACAAGACGTTGTGTTGCCAAATCTCATACACACCGTTGGAGCGTTGAAAATGGCGGAACCCCATGAGGATGCTCGCATTCCGGACACCTGGGATGTGGAGATCAGATTGGAGAAAGCATCACATGCTGCGAGAGCTGTGGTTGTGCCAACTGACATTGAATATGTCAAGGCCGATCCTTCTTTAGTGGCAAGCTTTCCCGATTATATGAGCTATTTTAATCTGGACCCAACAATTCTTCAATCTCCCCGCGAATTATTTCCGTCGATGGCCGCCGCTTTTAGGCGTCGACCATATACGGCATTTATTTCCGTTGGGCGGTTTTGGATAAAAGTCTTGGATGGAAAATTTTTCTCATCTGATTATTCTTGGAACGCAGGAGGCCGAATGGTCATCAGACCGGATAGAATCTGTGTAGTCTTCGAAGGAGACGAAACTATCACTATCCCGTTTGTTGATATACATCACGCTACGGTCACGTATATGACCAATGACCCTAAAAAAGTCAAAATCCTCGCCTCTAAGTGTGATCAGGTACGAACTCTTACCGTTTACAAGAAGTTTATCCAGAACCACATTTATGAATCGTACAAAATGGAACTGACGACAAGATGCACTCAATCATGGAATACCCTTCAGGCTAACATTCGAAAGCACCCGAAGTTCGCGTTTCTCGTCGGAGGGGTGGCAGTGACTATTGCAGCAGTAGCGGCATATAGGCACTTCTACCCAACCGAAAAGACTAAGCCGAAGAAGTCAAATTCTTCGGCCGAGTCCTATGAGCAACCTAAGAACTCCGAAAAGACTGTGCGATCACCCGTTCGAACTATTCCAACAGGCACTGCCGTACCGGAATCGTATGAACAAGTGAACAAACAGGCTAAGGTGACTCGAACACCGGTCCGGAACAACATCAACTTGGGCGATAAAGCCACGGCTGAAGCTGTAGATGGACTTGTTAGATCTTCTGGTCTTTCACCGGAGATGTCATCGATTATCGAAAAATTGAGAACCGCTATGTGCATTTGCTGTCAGTCCTCTGGGACTGTATTTGGCATTTTCATTGGCGGTAACAAAGTTCTTTCGGTAGGACATTACATCGACAATCCGCGGGAGAAAACTCAAGTCATAACTCGCGACAATGGAATTCTCACATCATGGGAAGGACGCGTTATAGCGTGTGACCCACACCGAGATTTATCCATCGTCGAGATTTGTGATAAGACTTTCCCTGCAAGACCGGACATGAGGAAACATTTTGCCAAGGCAAGGGACATGAAAAATATCTATGAAACCTATCACTATCTTCCGACGGACAGGATTTTGGCACCCGGAAACGCTACTTTCGCCACTCAAGTGGACGAACGCGCGTATACGGATCCCAATACCCCTGGGTGGAACCCCACCAAACGTCTGATAGTGACCGATTTCTTAAGTATTTCGAAAGTCACGAGGAAAGGAGACTGTGGCACGGCCGTACTGACCCCACAGCCCCAATTTGGGGCACGACTCATCGTGGGAGTTCATATCGCGAGCACCGGAGCCGGACACACCACCGGCCTCGTCGCGACAGTATCGGAAGAGGACATTTCAGCTCTCCTGGGAGAAACGTCGGCAGTAGAATCTCAGAACGATCCAGGCGCAGACTGGACCGCAATCGACTATGGCTTTGATGACGAAAAAGACGGGCACGAACGACAGGGAAACGTCTTTATCTCTCCGGAGGTAGAGGCCCTGACCGGGGGTGATATGGAACCAACATGGCACCAAATACCCGAGACGGATCGTCTTCAGCCCGTTGGATTTCTTCAACGATGCTACGCACCATCTCATCGGAGGGGAGGGAAGCTCGTGAGATCACCACTCTCACCTTATCTCCCCGCATCCGTACTTCCAAATCTCAAGGTTCCAGCACCTGTTTCTTTTAATGACCCAATCATTGAGAAGCAGGCGCTGGAATCTCTCGTAAAGGACGCCTATGGAAGACCATCCATCGGCGCAACCCAGCTAGCAAAGATTGCTGGGCCCCTTTACGACATTTCCAAAGAGACTGAGGATCGCTTAGTCAGAGACTACGTGTCTATGATGAAAGCGTGGCCAGGGATAGAGGACTGGAGAATTCTCACGGACGGTGAGGTCATGAATGGCTGGGATCATCCCCAGTATCAAGGCCTTGTGGGAGCCATGAAAATGGACACATCACCAGGATTCCCGTACAAACAACTGTTCAACATTAACTCGAAGGGAGATCTCTTTGAGCGAGTTGGAGACCAGTGGGAGTACGCAGACACCAAGGGAGGAGCGTTTTTGCAGGACTCAGTTTCACGACTGATGCGCGATGGCAAACACGGCTACGCGCACTTCCATGTGGTCGAGGCTCATCTCAAAGTGGAAACTCTTCCCATTGAGAAAGCCGCGGCAGGCAAAACACGACTCTTCCTTTTGGAGTCCGTAGACC